GGGGTGCCGAGCAGAGGGACGATCAGATAGTTGTTGGCGATGATGAGACCGAACAGGCACATAAGCAGTGGCCGCCAGTTGCGTTGCAGCCATGAATCACCGTTCGCCTCGGCGGCGATGATCTGGGCGGCGGCCTCGATCTCCTTGATCTGGCCGGTCAAGACCATTGTTTGCAGGTTGGCCTTGATCTTGGCCGCCTGGTCCTTGTCTTCGACTGACTTGTCGATCAGTCCGAACAGGCCGCCGATCAGCGGCCCGATGATTGCGGGGAACATGGGCTTGAACTCCTTATTCGATGTTGGCGTAAAACAGATGATTGCCGATCTCGAGCGATGGCGCTTTGGCCCGTGACCACGGCGGGTTGACGCCCTTGGTGTGGTAATGGGTAGCGCCGCCTGTGAGATCGTCGAGCGCACCGGTCGCGGCCCTGCGCGCAATGCGGATGCACGACTGGAAGACGCGGTTGTCCGGGGCCACGGCGGTGATCTTTTTCAGGTTGGGATCGCCCGCGTTCCAGCACGAGAACTGCCACGGTTTCTGGCACACCAGGCCCAGGCTGTCGCCCCACCAGTAGCCGCCGCGTTCCCGCGCCCGTTTGACCCGGTTGATGATAACGCAGGCGACGGCTTCCTTGCCGCGCACGGTTTCGCCGCGGGCCTCGCCGTAAAGGGTGCGGGCCAAAAGCTCGACTTCAGCGTCGCGGGGCAGGAACTTGCCGGGATCGCGGCGGCCCCCCGGGCCACCCCGGGCCGGGGTCGCCGCGGGTCGTTTCAAGGTGTTTGTCATGTTCCGCCCCCCGCGCCGGAGTGGTGGTTATCGAGCTTGTCCTCGATGCGGATCAAATGGCTGGTCAGTCGCCGTTCTACTTCCTTTAGGTAACTGATCGAAGCGTAGGACTTGGCAACTTCCAATTTATAGGCGGCCAGGTTATCGCGCAGCCAGCGCAGGCCGGTCTCGCTTTCATGACGGGCATCATCCATAGCCAGATCGTTATCACGACGCTGCCGCCAATTTAGCCAGAACAACCCGGCCAGAGCGGGAAGTTCGACCACCGTGATCCACCAGATCAGGTCAAGCGACCAGTTTCCTTGCAGTGTTTCCTGCATGGTTATTTCTCCTTATTTATGTTGGTTGAGGGTGAGGTTGTAGTGATGTTCAGACTTTGAAAGTCGTATCCGCCTTGAAGCTGTTGTTGCCGCGCCAGTTGCTGCGCGCCTTCAAGTCCTTCGATGATGCCGCGGGCCGGCGCGGCAGGCGTACCGGTTCTGCAAGCAGGCAACCGGAGACCGCGTCAAGGCCATCATCGCGGCCGTTCGTGGCCGGGCGCCATTCGCGCATTTCGGCGATGAACGGTGTTTGCCAGACTAAAGCGTGGGCATGCAGGCGACCCGCCGCCAGCACTGCATCGAATGCATCGATAATGCGCAGGTCTTTGGATCTGCTTGAGGCCTTTTCCAGGACCGCCGCATCGAGGCCGTCTTCGCGCAATTCATGGCGCAGCAGACCGGCCAGGAACTTGCCGATGCCGTTGTTTTCAATGGTTACCGATGGCTGGTAGGTGTCTTTTAAAAACTGCGCCACCTTGCGACAAAGCTGCACCGCTTCGGCCTGCTTGTGGGCGATGGCTGGATCGTGTTCCAGGTATTGAACCCGGTGCAGCCAGTAATCACCCTGATCGTCGGTGAACAGCGCGGCGATGACGCTGGCGTCGCCCTTTTGCGGCGAGCCGTAAGACGGATCCCACCAGCACGAGGCCGAAACCAGACGCCTGCCGCCGAGCATCAATGTCGCCTCGTCGTTGCCTTCGCGGTAATCCAGTTCTGCCTCGTAAAGTAGCAGACGGTCTGGATCTAACCTGCCTTCGGTAATGCTGACCGGTTGCAGCATCATCTGGGATGCGAACTTGTTGGGACCGGTGCGTTTTTTGATCTCTTCGATCTTGGCTTCAGAGAACCGTTCGGGCCACCGGCTTAAGCCCTTGTCATCAAGCAGGGCCAGTTCCAAGCGCTTGAAACTTTCCAGAAAGGGACGTTGTTCGTCGTCAAGATCGTCGGTTGTTTCGACCTCCGGATTATCGGAATAGATCGAGTAAAAAGTATGCGGGGTGCCGACGTAAAGCTGCAAACCGCCGGGCACCAGAACGTATTCGATTTCATCCAGACGGGTCCGCAGATCGACCCTCTTGGGTGCGGTGTTGCAGGTGTTGGGAACTTCCACATCATCGCAGATGAAGACATCGGCCCGGGAGCCGGTGACGTTGGCACCGATGCCGCGCGCCAGCATCGACGGGTCGCGCAGTTCGGCTGTGCGGGTGACCGTAAACTGGTCCGACGCCCACTGGTCCAGGCGCTTGGGTTTCATGCCTGCGCACAGTGGATGACGTTCGATAATGCGTTTGACGTTACGCACCATCTTGCGCGCCAAAGCCAGATCGGCGGCCAGCACGATAATACGCAAGTTAGGGTTACAATTCAGAAGCCAGGCGCAGAAAAGCCCGACCAGGGTCGATTTGCCGGAGTTGCGAAACGCCATCAGTAGCAGCGTGCGCGCATCCCCTTGCCAGTTTGCTAACAACCAGTCGAGGATGCTGACATGCAAATCAGGTGTGGTCTGGTCTTGATCTTCATTCCAAACTTCCACAAAGGCGTGGAGCGTGGGCAGAGTCATGGTTCATGGCCCACGCTTACCGAACAGGATATTGCTCATGCCGGGTATGTCCCGCCATCACTGACGGTGCCGGTCTTGGTGAAACCGCCACCTGTGCCTTTATTGGTGTGCCAAGCGGTCATGTCTCCACTAAAGAGCATGATAGGAGCGTTGCCTGTCGGGCCAGAGCCATCACTTCCTAAATCAACAGGTAAGCTGTCCTTAATGAACTTTTCCCTGTTAGCTAGAACAGATAAGTCCATGTATTCTTCAAGGTTAATGTAGAGATCGCCCATATCCCCAATATAGTTGGTTGTCCCGTCGTGGTAAGCGCCTACATAACTGTTCCCTGTCGTCCAATTATGGGTGTAGTTAGGTAAAGTTTCTACCGATTTAGTTTCTGCGGCACCATCTACATATAAATGCGAGACAGTATTTAAACTATCCCAACTGAACATTACATGGTGTAGGCCTGACGGGTGCGGAAATGCTTGTGTACCTTTAACTCGTAATGAGTTGATAGATACACCGGTGTCCGTGAAGTAGGCGTGGAACTTGCTATCACCCTCCGCTGTACCAAAATTCGTATGACCGGGGGCACTGCTGTTGCCATACCAATTACGAATATCACTACCCGGTCCAATACCTACACCCTGAATATCGAACCACACTGAGAATGTCCCAACCTTAGTATCAGTTAGCCCAGTTAAGTCTGCACCACGAGCCAGCTTTGCTCCACTCGCGAAGGTGGCGAGTTGCATCTGATAAACGGACTTAGCCACACTACCGGCCATCAGCATCGGGATCATGCCAGGTCTCCCGCCAGGAACCAGGTGTTCGGGGAACCAGCCACCCGCTTGTGGATTGTCGCCAGAGAGTGCTGCCCGGTCAGGGCCAGAAGGGCATCCTTGGAGTTGATGGTGTCGGTGCCTTCTTTGGCAATAGTCACCTGCCCTGCGCCTTCCTGCACGAACGTACACCAGAAGCCAGCGGCGATTGTCTCTGTGCTTGTCTGGGGGATTGTCACGGTGATGGCGGCGGCGTTGTTCAGGTAAACGATTTTGCCATTGTCAACACCCGTCACCGTGAAAGTCGTGCCGGTCTGCGCGTTTTGTGAAGCACCTTGACCTGAGAGGTTACCGTCGGCGTCGATGCTAACACCACCTTTAAGACTAATCGTCGAGCCGGTTTTGGAGAGACCAGTACCAGCCGCCGTGAATGACAGATTGCCAAGCTGCCAGTCAGTGTTGGCTTTATCAAGATAAAGGTCGGCCCATTCTGTATCGTCGTATTGAACAAACGAGGCCGCGCCGCCGATGGTGTCGGCGCCATTCGGGTTGATCGTGATCGTATTTGTCGCACCGTTCTTGTTAATGCCAAGCAATCGGCTGTCGCTTTCCCCAGATGCAGCGGGGAGATTAATAACGACATTGCCGCCCGATGTCGTGACGGTAATCAGGGTGTCAGCCGTCAAACTGGCGACGGTGTATGGGCTGTCGGCGAAGGCGATGGCAATATGCGTGTCATATTTGCCAGTGGTAGCGCCCAGGGCGAGGGCTGCGCTGGCCGCGGCGGCAGTTGCATCGGCGTCAGCGGCAACGGCATCAGCGGCGGCGGCGGTTGCGCTAACGGCGGCGGCGGCGGCACTGGTCGCGGCGCCTTCGATGGCGCTTAAGTCTTCACTTGAAACAACCGGGTCGCCGGTGACGGGATCAAAAGCCAGCACCTTACCAAGCCGCGTCGCCTTGTCAGGGATGATCGTCGAAGTGGTGCTGTCGGTCGGGCCCAGGCGCAGGGAACGATCCTGATCTGTTTCAATCTGCTGCTGGGTCGCCGTCAGCTTGTCCAGTTCGTCGTTGATGACCTTGGCCCGGAACTCACCGGATTCCTGAAAGTCCGACGTTCGCTCAACGGCGATGTTGCGCAGCAACGTCACCACGACGCCTGAAGCCGGTGCGGTGATAAAGGTTACGGTGCCGCCGGTCGATGAGCCAGCGCCAGCGACCGTGTAATGGGTGGTAATCGTCTTTAGCCCTGTGTCTTCGTAGACATCGATGTTGGCATCAATGAATATCGGGAACGGATAAGTAAACACCGTTTGCACCCCGTCGCCCGCATACTGGATGCGCGGGCTGATATCGCCGATTTGAATGTGGTCTGCCATGTTATTCTCCTGTAAAATTATGGTTATCGCTCAAGAAGGTTGAACACCGTCCCCAACCCTTTGCCGATCTGGTTATTTTGGTATTCGAGAAGGTTTTTCCGGGACTTGCGCCGGTTATTTTCGGCAAGCTGATTTATTCGCATGTCTTCAATGCTTCGCTGCTCGCTGATTGATTGTTCAGTATCTTTTTGCAGACCTTCAAGCAGGGCTGCCGCCGATCCACCAGTAGAATTTAGACCCTGCCCGCCAAAGCGGGCGCGCTGGGTCGCCTGCACCCTTTTCAGACGTTCACGCTTGTCGCGTTCCTGAATTTGTAACTGGTATTGTCGTTGCTGAATGTCGGCACGTTGCTGGGCCATGGCGGCGCTCTGCCCGATCTTGGCCTGTTGCGATGACTGAACCATTTTAAGTCCCATCATTGCCACGGTGGCGAAATCTCCCATTGGGGGTCTCCTTTATCGTCTTCTATTGAAATGAAAGTCCTCAGCCGTTGATCGACAATTCCGTCGATATAGAAAGCAGGCTGAAATTGAGTGGCGTATCCTGTTCGATGCACCAAAGCGGTTTGGTCGAGTCTTTGCGCCAACCGAAGGCGCGAATTGTTCTGTCACCGCTAAATGGTTGCGGTTGATTATCAAGGACAGACACACCGAATCGCTTGAAGGGGATCTCCTGAAACCCTCTGCCAGTATCCAGCCTGAGTGCTGCCGTTTCATGCAGGCGGAAGGTGATGGCCACCGGCCTGACCGGCCCACCGGATTTTCCAATACCGCCGGAACTGCTCGTCGGGGGTAAGGGTTCAACCACATGGGTGAAGCCAAGACCTATTTCGACCTGACTGACCGCTTGCTCCAGAGTCACGGCACCACCGCTTACGACCGTGTCCGCATGGACGGCACCATCGGCTAACACTTTTACCGTTTTACCTTCCAGATGAGCGAGGCCGCTCCAAGTTGTTTTTGGACTGGCGTCTGTCCCGCTCAGCCCACTATCCACGTTCAATGTGTCATCGAAAACCTCGATGTTGAATTGGCTGTCGCGCTGGATAAGGACATAGGTCTTTTCGCCAACCACGACGACGGACCTGAACAATCCTTGTGTTTCCTGCACCGTCCAGGCGGTGACCTGTTCGGCACGGTAGATGGTGACTGTCGCCAATTTTCCGGTAGCCAGCACCATGTGGAACAGACGCTGGGATTTATCAAAATCCTGATCCAGGGTCTTCGCCAACAAATGATGGGCGAGCATGCCAAGATCGGCTGACTGGTATGCTTGTTCCACATCGGTGAATAGAAATTCCCTGAGCTCTGCCCCGTTCCTGGGCACGAACAAAGTAGCCCCATCGACGTTTCTGGGCGGCACCGTGCGGTCCGTCGGCGAGCCTATTTGAGTCTGTCTGTTTAGCTGAATATTTGCAGGAGTCAGCGGCGATCCCGTCACCATCCATTCCGCGCCCGAGGTAAAGACCTGTAAATGGCGACCAGAGAACACGGCCCTGACGGCGTTGACCTGATCGGAAAGGATGGCAAATTCGATTGATTCGTCGTCAAGCCCACCGCCCAAGTCGAAATTGAACAGATCGGCTGATTTTGATAGCCACAACCGGTTCGGCAAATCACGCGAACCACCGATGACCATTCTGTCCTGATGGAAGCAGACCGAAACCGGCCATCCCCTGAATGATGAGAATGCCTGCTCTTCCCAGTCTTTCGTCGCCGCAGTTGCGCTAAGTGTTTCCTTGACAGTTGCTGCTGCCACTGTCGCCGAAGTCACTGAAGTGATCTCGATTTCCTTATCGACGATGCGGAATCGACCACCAACATGGGTAGCGTCAAACACATCCGCCGAAGCCGTTAGTGTAATTGCCCCCGATGTGGCGCTTGGAGTCAGGGTGACGTCATCATCGCTGAATTTGTGATGCGGTTGATGGATGCGCACGTCGGTGGCGTGGAAAGTCCAGTCCGTTACCGTCCAGGCGGCATCAGATGTACGGGTAATCTTTTTTGGAGCCACATCAGGGTGGACGACTAGCAGGGTGTCCGCACTTTGCGTCCAGTTAATCCCGGCCACCTGGGCGAGGCTCCACGGCGATACAAAGTCGGCCACCTTGACATCGTCACGGTAGACATCGACATGAAGGTCGCTGAAGATCAGCAGGTATATCTGGTTGGCGTTGAATTCGAAGCCGACCAGCCGCCCATCACCACGCGCCATATCGAGGAACCGCAATCCTGCCCGGCGGCTTAAGCCCCCGGTCGGGTGGATAAACACATTGGTTAGCGTCGAGGCCCCATTTTCATAAGCCCTAAGGTCGCCACGACCAAGCAGCCGGGGTGAGATTTCTCCGGCGGTGAAGTTACTTTTGTTGGTGCTGATGCGGGCCATTATCGCCTCACATCCACAAGCGTGAAATCATCGATGCGACCCGGCGTGTCCTGTTGGCCGTCGATAGATTTAGCGCGACCGAATTCAATTTCCGCCAGTTTGTTAAGGGCCTCTGTGCGCGACGTGCTTTCGGTCATGGGGATACAGAATTCCGCTGACAAACGGGCGATCAATGCCTGATCGAAAAACGGCGGGAACTCTTCCTCAGCGGGCCTGAAAATATAGGTCAGCACGATCTCCGAAAGGTCAGTGTGCAGCCGTCGCTCGGCGATGCGGTAACTGGCACCGCGACCGCGCCCGCCGGTGCCAACAGAAAGCGCGCGCAGAAAATCCGCCGGCAACTGGTAGGCATAAGCGAAATCGGCCAACGGTTCGGCGCTCAGGCGGGCCAGAGAAACCTGGCCACAGGCAAAACTCCAAGGATGGGCCGATAGCATTGCGTCACGGAGTGACCCATACAAGTTGGCCGCAACTTCGGCTTCCGCCGTTCCTTCGTCAAATGATGCAATGGACGCCGCGCCCAGTTTCAAAAGCGCGCGCGAACACAGCGCGATAGAGCTTAAAGCCATCGTCGTATCTCCTGTTTTGGTGAGGTTTAGGGGTTAAAAAAACGAAAGCCCCGCAGGTGCGAGGCATGAATTAATCGTTATTTAGTTAATTTGATAAAAATACATTAATATCAATATGTTAACTAATTATTTTTTTGTAAAATATTCTTCGACAAAAAATCCCATGGCGTGGAATATGTGGCCGATGGCTTGAGGGGTGCCTGGGAAACGGCCTATTTCTTTGGCACCTCGATACATTGAATTTCCGACTTCAAAACAAGAAGCGTTGGGCCTTGGATCATTTCTTTTTTCCGGGATTCGTCATCCTTCCGCTGTGGGATAAGTCCTGGCTCACCTTTCACTACGCGCTCGCCAAACTCCATACATTCTTCCTTGGAAGGAAACCGAAGATCACCGATATCCGCCGGTTCAGATGAAAGCGCCATAAAAACTATCAATAACCATTCCATAAACAAATGCTACCATTTGGCGTCTATTGCTGCCAAATCAAATCTTATCTTTTCGCGGCTCAAGCCACCTAAGCCATTCATTACCCTTAATTTCATTTTGATCTTTGGTACCTGGAACTTTAATCCCTTTGTCCATTTTATCGTTCGTTTCCCAGGGCTTTTCCAGAATGACATCTGGTTGCCTGCCTTTTCCTTGTTTACATCAACATTTTTTAGTGCCCCGATGGTCTCCCCTTTCGGATTCAAATGACCATCAACCTTAAGGCTGCTGTCCTTCTGATAGCTTTTGACGGCGTCCTCAAGGCGGATGCCGAAATAGCCGGTGGGGCCGTCGGTTTTGCCCAAGTCCAGGTGACCGCTTTGGCCAAGCAGGGTTTCAACCTTGGCCACGTCGGATCGCGCGTTGGCACCGTTCCAACCAACCGAGCCGTCCAGATTATGCGCTGAACCGCCAAAATCTACTGTGTCAGCCTGTTCGGATTGGCTGATCCATCGGCCCTGGCCCAGCCGACCCATGCCGTCGGGGACATAGGTCTGGCCTTCGCGCCCGCGACGTTGTTCCTGCCAGTAGCGCGCCAGTGGCGACTCATCTCGATTATTATCTGAATTGAAAAACATCTGATTCGTCCTTTTAAAATTTCATTGAAGCGAAAAACGCCCCCGATGGATTCTTATCCAAAGGGGGCGCTTCGTTTGTCGACCCCAAGACGGCGGTACGGGCACCATGAAACCCAGGTTAACGCCGCACCAGTTCAGACAAACTAGTCGGTATCGACTGTTCCGACCCCGGTCATGTCGGCAACATCGACAACGCCGAGCGTATTGGCGTTAACCAGATAGATACCCGATGCCGGGGTTCCGTCGGTGTCGGCGTTGGCCATCACCATGTCACCGACGCGAACCATGTCCGATGCATCGTTGAAG